CCTACGGAGGGAGACAAAGTTTATGCGCGGCTAGAGCAGGAAGGGCGGTCGCGGGAGTGTGTCGCAGACGCGACGGCGCGTCGAAGAGGAAGGGGAAGCCCAAGAAAAAGACGGGAGCGAAGAACGCCAGGTCGGGCAAGCCCGCCAAGCGGACCCGGAAGCGAAAGTGATCGCGAGTGGCGAAGAAGAAGACCACGACGAAGAGCGGCCGGCAACGCCGCCCGACGTGCGCCGTCTGCGGCCGGTCGTTCCGGCCGAAGGCGCCGAACCAGGTCCTCTGCGGCCGCGCCGCGTGCAAGCGGAAGCACCATGCCGACGTGGCCAGGAAGCGGCGGGCGAAGAAGAAGCCGCGGCGGGGGAAGTCGGGCGAGTCGATTCAGGCGCTGATCGCCAAGGCGAAGCGCGACCCGACGTCGCTGACGCCGGCGGAACTCAAGCAGCTCCTCGGACTGAAGAAGCTCAAGGACGCCGGCGGCCTCGGCGGCGACGCGTACCGCGCTCACCGCGCCCGAATGGCCGACCGCGCCCGGGCGGAGTCCCGGTCCGGCCGCGACATAGGCCCGATCCCCGAGCCCAGGCACCCCGGCTGCCGGCGGCGCGGGCTCGCCGACTTCCAGTACTTCCTCGATCACTATTTCAGCGGCCGGTTCTTCCTGCCCTGGGGCGTCGATCACCCGGACACGATCGCAAAGATCCAACGCTGCTCCGAACGCGGCGAAATGTTCGCACTCGCCATGCCGCGCGGCTCCGGCAAAACCTCGCTGATCGAGTGCGCCGCGCTCTGGGTCATGCTCAAGGGCCTCGCCCGCTACATCGCCGTCATCGCCGCGACCTCGGGCAAGGGCATCGACATCCTCGACTCGATCAAGACCGAGCTGATGACGAACCAGGCGCTCTACGACGACTTCCCCGAAGTCTGCTTCCCGATCTGGCAGCTCGAAGGGATCAACCAGCGCGCCCGGACCCAGCTCTGCCAGGGCCGGCCGACGAACATGCAGTGGCAGGCGCGGAAGCTCGTGCTCCCGACGGTCGCGCGGAGCAAGAGCTCGGGCGCCATCTTCCACGTCGCCGGACTCCAGTCGGGCGAAATCCTCGGGCTCAAGCATACGATCTCGCTCGACGACGGCCGCACGACCGTCATCCGCCCGCAGTTCGTGATCGTCGACGACCCGCAGACGCCGGAGTCGGCGCGGTCGCCGGCGCAGTGCCAGAAGCGCGGGCGGATCCTCACGAGCTCGGTGCTCGGCATGGCCGGCCCGAGGTCCTCGATGACCGTCTTCGCCCTGGTCACCGTGATCGAGGCGGACGACCTGGCCGACTCGCTCCTGAACCGCGAGCTGCACCCCGAGTGGCAGGGCGAGCGGCTCAAGGCGATGTACCACGAGCCGACGAACGCGAAGCTCTGGGAGAAGTACGCGTCGATCCTCGCCGAGGCACGCCGCGACGGACGCGGCATCGCACCCGCCACGGAGTTCTACCTCGAGCACCGGAAGGCGATGGACAGGGGAGCCGTCGTCGCCTGGCCCGACCGCTACGACCCGGAGGAGGCCTCCGGAATCCAGCACTGCATGACGCGCAAGCTCACCGACGAACGGATGTTTCAGTCCGAGTACCAGAACGACCCGATCGTCGAGCACGAGCAGAGTGACCTCCTGTCCGCCGACGAGATCGCCGCGAAGCTCTCCGGCTACGCGCAGGGGATCATCCCGGCGAGCTGCGAGAAGCTGACTGCCTTCGTCGACTGCCACGACAAGCTGCTCTACTACGCGGTCGTGGCTTGGACCGACGACTTCACCGGCTACGTCGTCGACTACGGGACGTACCCCCGACAACGTTCTCAGTACTTCGCGCTCCGGAACGTCCGGACGACGCTCAAGGTGAAGCACCAGGGCGCCGGCCGAGAGGGCGCAATCCTGGCCGGGCTGAACGCGGTCGCCGGCGAGGTCCTCGACCGGCCGTGGAAGCGCGACGACGGCGCGACGATCCGCGTTGCCCGCTGCCTCGTCGACGCCGGCTACGTCGCCGACGTCGTCAAGGAGTTCGTCCGGACGACCGGCTCGGCCGTGCCGTTCACGCCGAGCTTCGGCCGCTCGATCGGCGCGTCGCGCCGCCCGATGCGCGAGTACCAGAAGAAGCGCGGCGAGAAGCTGACCCCGCACTGGTACATGCCCGCGGCGAAGAAGGGCGAGGGCGGGATCCGGCACGTGCTCACCGACGTGAACCACTGGAAGACGTTCGTCCACGCGCGGCTCGTCGTCGCGATCGGCGACAAGGGCTCGCTGTCATTCTTCGGCAAAGATCCGCGCCGGCATCGGTTGATCGCCGATCACCTGCTCGCCGAGTATCCCGTCCGGGTCACCGGGCCCTACGGCACGGTCGACGAGTGGAAGCATCCGCCGGACCAGCCGGACAACCACTGGCTCGACTGCATCGTCGGCTGCGCCGCCGCCGCGTCGATGGAGGGCGCTGTTTTGCCGGGGGTCGAGCCAAAGCGGAAGAAGAAGCGCAAGGTGTCGCTGGCCGAGCTACAGAGGAGGGCGAGGGCGTGACGAAGAAGAGGAAGAAGGTCAAGCTCGGCGATGCGCAGAAGCGGGCGCGCGCGGACCAGGCCGAGTCGTCCGGCGGCCTGGTCTGCCGCGAGTGCGGCTGCCGCGATTTCCGCGTCACGCACACGTACCCGGCGGCCGGCGATCGCGTCCGCCGACGCCGCGTCTGCCGCAACTGCGGAGCCGTCCGGGTGACCTTCGAGCGGTGATTTTCCCGGTTCGATGATACATGTATCACGTTTTTCGCCGCGCGGCCCGAAATCGGGCAGAAATCGCTTGATTCGGACCGCGCCCTGGGCGATTCTGGTATAGACAACTGAATTCGGCGTTCCGCCGGCGGGGCCACGTCGGCGGGATCGAGCCAGAAGAATCAAGGCCGTTCGGGGCCGAACACCCGAACGGCCTTTTCTTTTGGCGGCCCATTCGGAAGGGAGTCTGCAATGCCCGACGCGAACCGGACGCAGATTTCGGACGACGCATCGAACCCGGTCACCGCGACGGTCGACGGCGTGTCGGTCCGGCGCAACTCGCTGACCGAGCAGATCGCGGCCGACCGCCATCTCAGCGCGGCCGTGGGCGCGACGAAGGCACACCGCGGCCTGCGCTTCACGAAGCTCATCCCGCCGGACGGCAGAGGACAACACCCCGAATGAAACTGCGCTCTTTGTTCGGCCGTGTCCGCGCTCTCTCTCTGAGCGTGACCGTGCGCCTCTCGCGTGGAATTGTCTCCTGGCTCCGCGCCCTGAACTGGTCGCAGCTCAATGCGGCGTCCGGCCTCGTCGGCATCGCGCTCGTCGGCGTCGGGCTCGGGGTGTGGCTCGGGGCCGGTCCGGGCCTGGCCGCCGCCGGCGGCTGCCTCGTCGTCGATTCGGTCTTCACCAAGTGGCTGATGCTCGGGAGGCGCCGATGATCGCCGGCTTCGCCATCGCTAAGCGGACGCCTGGGTCGTCGGCCCGGCGAATCATCCACCTCACCAAAGGGCGAGATGGCGTTTTCCGCGCATCCTACGACGCAGCGCAGACGACCGACTGGAACAAGCGGCACTGGTCGCACGTCGACGAGCTGAGCGCGAACGCGTCGATGTCGGTCGCCGTGCGGAACACGGTCCGGAAGCGCGCCCGGTACGAGGTCGCGAGCAACCCGTTCCTGCGCGGGATCGTCGGGACGCTGGCGAACTGGACGGTCGGGCGCGGCCCGCTCCTCGACCTGAAGGGGACCGGCGACAACGACGCGGTCACCCGGATCGAGGACCGGTTCCACAAGTGGGCGCGATGGGTCCGGCTCGCCAGGAAGCTCTGGACGATGCGCGTAGCGAAGGCCGTCGACGGCGAGGTCTTCGCTCTGCTGACCGCGAACCCGAAGGTGCCCGGCGACGTCCAGCTCGACATCAAGCTGGTCGAGTGCGACCGGGTCCGCACGCCGAACTTCTGGGCCTGGAAGGCCGGCCCGTATACGACGAGCGGGATCATCTGCGACGAGCACGGCAACCCGGTCACCTACCACGTTCTGAAGCATCATCCGGGGAACGACTACGGCGGGTCGGCGTCCGACGTCGAGGAAATCCCGGCCGAGCAGATGATTCACCTGTTCCGCATGGACCGTCCGGGCCAGACGCGCGGCATCTCGGAGATCCTGCCGTCGCTCGACGCGGCCGCCGCGCTGCGACGGTTCTCCGACGCGACGCTCGCCGCCGCCGAGATCGCGGCCGACCATGCCGTGCTGCTCGAAACGGAGGCGCCCGCGGACGAGGACGCGGCCGAGGAGTATGCCGAGTTCTCCGAGGCGGAAATCTCGCGCGGCCTGATGACCATGCTCCCCTACGGGACGAAGGCCGTCCAGATCAAGCCGGAGCACCCGTCGACCGTCTACCACGAGTACTTCCGGGACAAGATCAACGAGATCGCGCGGCCGCTCGACATGCCCCTGAACATCGCGCTCGGCAACAGCGAGGACTTCAACTATGCCTCCGGCCGGCTCGATCACCAGACGTTCCAGAAGGCGATCAAGGTCGAGCAGGAGGACGTCTTCGAGCTCGGGGCCCTGAACCTCCGCGTGCTGCCGAACTGGCTCCGCGAGGACAAGCTGGGCCACCGGGAGGACTACCGCGCCGCCGGCTCGCTCTCCGCGACCTGGTACTGGACGGAACAGGAGCACGTCGACCCGCTGAAGGAGGCGCGGGCCCAGGATATCGAGCTGAAGAACGGGTCGGCCACCCTCGCCCGCGCCTACGCGAGGAAGGGCGCCAATTGGGAACGCGAAGACCGCCAGTTGCAAATCGAGCGCGTCCGCAAGCTCGAAAACGACGTCGATCTTGCGAAGCGGCGGAAGGAGCTGCTGGAGAAGAACGGGCTGACCGACGCCGACCTGGCCAGCGTGCGCGAGTCCGGCTCGAAGCCGGCCGCAAGTGATTCTGGTCGGGACGACCCGGACGAGGATGAGGACAAATGACGTACCGATGCGAATGTCTCGACTGCGGCGAGCAGGTGGATTCCGATGAGCACTGCCGCGAGATTCGCTGCCCGAAATGCGGCGGCGAAATGCGGCGCGTCGAGCGGCCCGGCCCGGGCAACCGGAGCAGCAGCTCGGGCACTCAATCGAAACGAGCCAAAGCGGAGGGCACGATGGCCAGCCGAAAGGAACGGAAACGGAAACAGTCCGAACGCCGGAAGGAACTGGAGCTCAAGCGGCTGATCGGCAAGGCGCCCACCGAGTTCGAGATCCTCAGCGGCGAGCCGATCGAGGTCTTCGACCTCTCCGTCGAGGCCGCCGCCGCCGACGGCGAGAAGAAGCTGAAGCGGTTCAAGATGGTCGCCTACACCGGCGGCGCGATGAACCTGCTCTACTGGCCGCACCCGATCATCATCGACCTCGCCGGCGTGAAGATCAAGGGCAAGAGCCAGCCGATCTTTCGCGACCACATGCGTTCGCTGATCGTCGGCCATACGACCGACGTCCAGATCGAGCCGAAGCGGATTCGGGCCGAGGGCCTCATCTCCGGGACCAGCGGCGCGGCCCGCGAGGTCGCCGATACCAGCGCGAACGACTTCCCCTGGCAGGCCTCCGTCGGCTGCTCGGTCGCGCCGCCCTACGGGAAGATCGTCTTCGTCGACAAGGGCGAGAAGGTCGAGGTCAACGGCAGAAGCTTTACGGGCCCGTGCTACGTCGCGCGGAGCTCGATGCTGAAGGAAATCAGTTTCGTCGCACTCGGGGCGGATGACAACACCAGCGCGAAGGTGGCGGCGTCCGCCGTGTCTTTTCTGGAGGACCGCACAATGAAAACGTTTGAAGAGTGGGTCAAGGCGCTGGGCCTCGACCCCGACGCACTCGACGACGAGCAGTCGAAGCAGCTCCGCGCTGCCTACGACAAGCTCGCGGCCGAGGGCGCCGAGCCGGAGGCCGAGGCCTCCGCACCGCCCGCCGTACCGCCCGCGCAGCCGGCGGCCACCGTGGCCGACCCCGTGAATGCGCAGGCCGTCATCGACCAGGTCACCGCGGCGGCCGAGAAGCGGGTTGCCGAGGTCTACAAGCGGCTCAGCGAGATCAACGCCTTCTCCGCCGAGCAGTTCCCCGGCCTCAAGCCGGAGAAGCTCGCCGAGATCAAGGCGAAGGCGCTGGCCGAGAAGTGGACGGTCGACGCGACCGAGCTCGCTCTGCTGCGCGAAGCCCGGCCCCAGGCGCCCTCTATCGCCGGGTCCGGCCGGTTCGAGGCCGGCGGCGAGCGGCAGACGATGCTCTGCGCCGCACTCGCCGAGGTCGGCGGGATGTCCGACGCCGGCCGCGTCGAGGCCTACGGTGCCGACGCCTGCACCGAGGCCGACAAGCTGCGCGGGATCGGGCTCCAGGAGTTCCTCGTCATGGCCGCCGCCGCCGGCGGGGTCGACCCGAACTCGATCCCCAAATTCCGCCAGGACGCGAAGGGCTTCCTGCATGCCGCGTTCTCGACCGTCAGCGTGCCGTACATCCTCAGCGCGACGGCCAACAAGCTGCTGCTCGACGGGTTCAACGCGGTCGAGCAGGTCTGGCGGCTGATCTCGAAGATCCGGCCGGTCAACGACTTCAAGCAGCACACCCGCCACCGCATGATCGCCGACGGCAAGTACGAGAAACTCGGGCCGATGGGCGAGATCAAGCACGGCGTGCTCGACGAGCAGCGCTACACCCAGCAGATCGACACGTTCGCGAAGATGTTCGGCATCACCCGCCAGGACATCATCAACGACGACCTGGGCGTGTTCGACACGCTCCGGAGCGTGCTGGGGATCGGCGCGGCCGACGCGATCAACGACGTGTTCTGGACGCTCCTCCTCGCGAACAGCGACAGCGGCACGGCGTTCTTCAGTGCCGCACACAGCAACCAGGTCACCGGCGCGGCGAACGCGCTGGGCATCACCGGCCTGGACGCCGTCGAGCAGCTCATCCTCGGCCAGAAGAAGCCGGCCGTGGGAGCCGAGACGAAGCCCAGCCCGCTGGGGCTCCTGCCCTACGTGCTCCTGGTGCCGCACCAGCTCGGGAACACCGCCCGGCAGCTGTCGAAGGCGACGGAGATTCGCGACACGACCGCGAGCAAGAAGTACGCGATCGCGAACGTGTACTCCGGGAAGTACACCGAGGAGAAGCGGACGCTCGCCATCTCCGGGTT